TGGACAAGGCGTACTCTGCCATGTCGGGCATCATCAATGGTGATGCCAGCGCTTCACAGGTGGTAAAGGCCGTTCCGTTCGTATCCATCATCCCTGGCCTCCGTGCGGCGGCTGTAGCACTAGACGAAGATTAATAAGGAGGCAACATGGCCCTAGCTGTACAGACCCAGGTGTCTGACGGCTCGCTAACCCAAGTACCCCTGGGCATTCAGTTCTTTGCCCAGGAGGACATCCAAGTGTACTTCAACCTAGCCGACGATCCGCTCGTAGCGGGTGTGGACTACACTTGGACTGCGAGCAAGACTATCACCTTCCCTACCCCCGTGCCTGCTGGGACCACCGTATTCCTCATCCGCCAAACCCAGGTGGATGAGATGTTGAACGTGTTCGACGGCGGTGCGGGATTTACCCGGTACACGCTGGACGAGAACTTCCGGCAGATTCTTCTGCTGGCGCAAGAGATGCGCGACGGAGTGGGCCTACGAGGCATCTTCCTGCCGCTGGATATGCATGGGTACCAGATACGCGACCTGGGCCCGGCTACTGATGATTCCGACGCCCTGAACATGGGGCAAGCTAAGGTGCTAGATGCTGTTGTGCAGCAACAGTTCCAAGCGGCGGACGCTGCGCTGCAGGCTCGAATCCTCGGCGTGAATCCACCCGCAGGTAGCCAGTTCAGCCCCATCAGCTGGCACAGCCCGACCATTCAGAACAGTATCACTATTCCGCCTGGTGTGAACGCGTGGTCCTTCGGCCCCGTTGTGACGTTGGCGCCTGGCGCTACCGTGACCATTCCAGAAGGGTCGGTGTGGACTATCGCGAACGGGCAAAGTACGGGCCAAGGCCCCCTGGTGGCACAGCTGCCGGGTAGCGTGGATTTGGGGGTGCTGCAATGAACGTGTTCCAATTATTACGCGGGGCTACCGCTAAAGTCCTCGCGTACATCCCTGCTGAGGGGCAACTGCTGTTTGACACTAGCTTAAAGCAGCTTCGTGTTGGGGACAGTGTGACCGCAGGCGGCACGCGCGTGGCCTCCCCCATTGCCGACGCGGCAGTGGACTTGCTGGCCGCGCTGAGTGCTGCTAACCAGCGCCTTGTGATGCAGGCCGCTAAGTCCGGCATCAACGCTGACATTACAAGCATACAGGGTTTGACTACTGCGCTCAGCGTGGCCCAGGGTGGTACTGGTGGCGTCAACGCCGCTGCTGCGCGGTCTAACCTGCAAGCAGCGGCGTCGGGTGCGAACGCCGACATCACGGCCCTGAGCGGCCTAACCACCGCTCTGAGCGCGGCACAAGGTGGCACCGGGGTTACCTCTCTGTCTGCTCTGCTGACGGCCCTGCAGAACTTGGGGGCGTACTCGCGTGGGAACGTGCTGGGCACCGTGTCCCAGTCTGCTGGCGTGCCCACGGGGGCGATCATCGAGACTATCTCGAACCAGTACGGCAGCGCCATTAAGTACGCAAACGGCACTCTAGTCTGCACCAGCCAAGGCGCAACGAACGTCACTACGGCATCCATAGCGGCCAACAGCACATCCACGTCTACATGGACCCTGCCGGCCGCCTTTGTTGATCCGACGTTTGTAGTTATGCCCGGCGTCGACCCGACTACTAGCAATGACCACTACGGCGCCATCAGCGCTTTCACGGCAAGCAACAACACCTTCACCATGGTTGTGCGCAACGGTGGCACTGCCCAGACTTTCAAAATCAAGTTCACCGCCATCGGCCGGTGGTTCTAAGGAGGCTAGATGAGCACTTTTGTAACGGATAACCTGCGGTCCCTGGATGGCACTGTGAGCATCCCGGTAAAGGGTATTGTAGCGGTGGGTAATAACTCCGCCAGCAATGTATCAGTCACCCCTGCTGGCAACCTGGGCGCAGGGAATGTGCAGGCCGCCCTTGTAGAGCATCAGGGGGACATTGACACCCTGGGCACAAACAAGCTGGATAAGGCTGGCGGGGTGCTTACCGGCACCCTAGGGTATGCGCCTGAGGTGGAGATAGCTTCTGCTAACCCTGCGTTAGCCGCAGCTGCATCGAATAACATCCTCATTACTGGCGGCACCAACATCACCACCTTCGGCAACCTCAGCGCTGGCCAAGTCCGCATCCTGAAGTTCCAAGGGTCCACTCCGAACCTGTACCTGAAGAACAGCACCGCGCTGCGCTTGCCGGGTAATGCCGACATCCAAGTAGCTGCGGGTGACGTTGCCGTGATGCGCAGCATGGGTAGTGGCAACTGGGAGTGCCTGTTCTATCAGCGCGCTGCATCCGGCCCGAACCAGTCGGCGTCCATTCCCGTGCAGTCGGAGTTCATCTTCTACCGCAACACCAAGGACGCGCTGATCGGTACCCAGGATGGTGGGAACTTCCAGTGGCCGGGCACCGCCCTGACTGCGAACACCTTCAAGATGTACATCCAGCACATGGTTGGCAAGCAGATCAAGTTCGCCGCTTGGCGTGTTGTTTGGAACCCCAGTACCGTTAACGGCGGCGGCACTACTGCTATCCGCCTGGTGAACTTCGACGATGGCCCTAGCAACATCGTGGAGATGGCGCGCTTCGACTCCCCTGCAGGTGGGTACAACTCCCCCCGCGTGGAGACTGTGAACGTGACCACAGCCCTGCAGAACGCCATTAACGGCGGCATCGAGAAGCAGTTCGGGCACCAGACCGCGGGCACGGGCAGCTCCGGCTGCTTGATCTACGGTTCCTGGCTGGACGTTGTCTGGTAATACGGAGGGAGCATGAGCAAATCAGCTAGTGCATCTAAGTTGAACGAGCTGCACGAACTGTTGGCTGAGGTCCTGATTGAGGACCTCAAGCAGTCCAAGGCGGAGGGCATCCCCCTCCCCGCTGCGAACCTTGGCGTGATACGCCAGTTCCTGAAGGACAACAACATCTCTGCCAGCATCGACGCTGAAGATATGAAGAGCCTGCGTGACGAGTTCGCTGACGAGCTTGCCGCGAAGCGAGAGGAACGCAAACAGAAGATGAATACTGCCCTGACTATGGACGACTCAGACATCGACGTAATTATGGGCCGATAGGAGGAACGATGCGGGAACAGACAATGCGCCGCCTGCGGCTGCTAGCAGAGCGCTGTGCGACATGGAACGATGCCCCACAGACTATGCCTGTGCAGGAGCGCGAGGAGATCGCGCTGATGATGGCGGCCACTCTGCCCCGCTTCCGAGAGTTCGCCGAGATAGGCATGCGGTTTCTGGGGTTTACCCTTACGGAAATGCAAGGCGACATCGCAGACTACATGCAGGACTGCCCCAGGAACGCGATGGTCGCCGCCCAGCGTGGCGAGGCTAAGAGCACCTTGGCGGCCCTGTACTCCGTGTGGTCGGTGATCCAGGATCAGAGCTTCCGCATCCTGATTGTATCGGGTGGCGAGAAGCAGGCGTCCGACGTGGCGGTGCTCATCATCCGCCTGATCGAGACCTGGCCCCTACTGTGCTATCTCCGCCCCGACAAGGCGCGGGGCGACCGTACCTCGTACGAGGGGTACGACATCCACTGCGACCTGAAGCCCCTGGACAAGTCGTCCAGCGTGGCGTGTGTGGGTATCACTGCGCAGCTCCAAGGGCGCCGTGCTGACCTACTGATTCCCGATGACATCGAGACCACTAATAACGGCCTGACCGCTACCAACAGGGAATTGCTGCTGCTGCGCTCGCGAGATTTCGCGGCTATCAATACGCACGGCAAGACCTTGTACCTGGGAACGCCGCAGACTAAGGACTCGATTTACAAGACCCTGGCACGCCGGGGCTTTGAGGTACGCGTGTGGCCTGGGCGTGTCCCCACTGTGGAAGAGGCTGAGCGCTACGGCGATACCCTGGCTCCGTACGTCCAAGACATGATCGACAGGGGCATGGCCCGCACCGGGTACGGCATTGCCGGCGACCGGGGCGAAGTCACTGACCCTGGGCGGTACACTGAGGACGACCTCATAGGGAAGGAGCTGGACTTCGGCCCCGAGGGCTTCCAGCTTCAGTACATGCTCGACACGCACCTCATGGACGCCATGCGCACGCGTGTGAAGCTCTCAGACGCGATTGTAGCGTCGCTAGGGGCAGATGCAGCCCCTGACCTTGTGTACTACGCCGCGACCCCGCAGAACCGCGTACAGACGGTTCCAGAGTACATCCAAGGCGAGGCCCTGTACAGGGCAGCGGGGTGTGGGGACTTGTTTCTCCCGTACCAGCATAAAATCCTGATCATCGACCCTGCCGGCAACGGCGGCGATGAGGTGGCGTTTGCCGCTGGGGGCGCTTTGAACTCCTACATTCACCTGTTCGCCGTAGGCGGGTTTCAGGGTGGTATGAGCGACGAGAATTGCGACAAGCTCATTGACCTGGCTGAGGGCCTGGGCATTACCGATATTGTCCTAGAGGCCAACATGGGGCACGGTACAGCGACGCAATTGATGCTGAACCGGGTCACTGCGCGTAAGTTACCCCACATCGGGGTGCGTGACATATACGCCAAGGCGCAGAAGGAACGTCGCATCATCGACACGCTAGGCCCTGTATTCCGCCGGCACAAGTTCGTCTTGCACGAGGCCGCGATTGAGATGGACGTGGAGCTGTGCAAGCAGTACAGCAGGGAGAAGGCGCGGCTGTACAGCGCCCTGTTCCAGCTGCAGAACATCACGTACGACAGAGGTTCACTGGCGAAGGATGACCGTGCAGACGCCATCGCGCACCTAGTGAACGAGCTGAAGGGCTTCCTCTCCGTAGATGAGGAGAAGGAGGCAGAGAAACTCAAGACAGCTGAGGCGCGTGCCTTCGTTGCTAACCCAATGGGGTACAGACAGCCTGTTGTCCGCAAAGGCGGTGGCACAAGGACCCGACTTAGATAAGGAGGACTCATGGCGATTAACTCGCAGAACGCTACGGCTAACGCCGCTGTAGCAGACGCTGCCACCATTGTAGCACAAGACTTCAGACTGCTCGCCCAATCAGGCTCGCGGAACTCTCCAGCTGAGCTGGCTAAGTACACCGCCGACGTAGGGCGTCTGACTGACAGCCTGACCGCTGCGGGCGCTGTGCACGGCATCACCCTGCGCAAGCCCATCCGCAACGTCGGTGCGCTGGCAGACTCCCGGTTCGGGATGTCCCAGTTCATCGGTGGACGGAACGTGTTCTTCAAGAGCATGGGCCTGATGCACTGGCTGGCCTCGGCTAGCGAGTCCCGTATCTTCATGCCGGAGGCGCTGAACCGGGGCATCACCGGTCAGAGCACTACGCAAATTCTCGCCCGCATCGACACCGAGATTGCGCTGTTCAAAGCGAATAAGGTGGACGCGGTGTTCGTCATCTGTGGCACCAACGATTGGAGTGGCGGCGCTACCCTGGCGCAAGTCCAATCGAACATCCTGCAGATCGGCCAGCGGCTGTACGCTGCTGACCTGTTCCCGATCTTCATCGCGGAAACCCCGCGGCGCAGCACCGACTCCGAGGCCGTTAAGAACAATCACTATGCCCTGCATCAGTGGTACCTAGGAGAGCTCCGCGCTGCCGGGTACATGGTATGCGATGTCTGGGATGCCTTGACCAGCAGCACCGACCGCCGCGTAGTTCCTGAGGGCAGCACCTTCGACGGACAGCACGGCCTGCCCTGGTGGCAGAAGGCGTTCGCAGACCTCCTGTGGGCGCAGGTTAAGGGCGTGTTCCAGCTCCCACAGCAGTACGCCACCACCGGCGACCTGTACAGCGCGGGCACCCCAGGCGGCTCCCTAACGGCGAACCCGCTGCTGACCGGCACAGGGGGCTCTAAGGAGACCGGCCCTGTCACCGGTCAGATCGCTACCGGCTTCAAGGTGGCCGCTACCACTGACCTCACTGTCGTGTGCTCGAAGGAACCGCACCCGCAGGGGTACGGTGAGGTGCAGGTGCTTCGCATCACCTCTGCGAACGTGGTGGATGCTAACTCCGCCGTTACGTTCTGGATTGAGCCCAGCGCCGCCCCGGTGCTGAACGACAACGTAAAGGCCCTGTGCCGCGTTTCGTATGAGAACGCCGTGCCTGGCGGCCTGAACCGTGTATCGCTGAACCTGCTTTCCCTGCCGAAGTTCTTCAGCAAGATAGACGGGGACGCTTACGGCGCCACCACCCCGCTCCCGGATAACCATGCCGGCAGCCGCGAGACCCCGGTTCTGCTCATCGACGCAGATACCACGAACTGGCGCGCGTACGTGAGCGTGCAGTTCATCCCCGGAATGCGTGCAGACTGCACCGTCCGAATCAGTCAATTCAAGACCTTCAAGGTTGTATAAGGAGAAACTCTATGGCAATGGCCGTAACTACCGCTGCTGATGTCCTCAAGAATCAAACCGCCCGCGACACCGCCTCCGCTGTGCTGCGTGACTTCCAAGCCATGTCCCAATCGAACTCCCGCGTGCCCAAGCCCCTGACCGGCACCGGCTCCGTGAAGGCCGACGTTGACGCTCTGTGCAACGCCCTGGTCGCTGCTGGCGCCATCACCTCCTTCGTCTCCTAAGACGTAGGGCTGGCGCTGCATGCCTCTGCTAGAAGTACCTTCCTGGGTATCGGGCGGGTTTAGCTTGGCGAACAACGGCGAGACCATGCGTTCCCCTGTCATGAATGCCGTGGCTAACACCCTGTGCTACGTAAGTGTTACGCCAGCCGGCGTGGTATCCGTAGCGAGCGTGGCAGCCCTGAGCATTAACGACCGGGTGGACCTGAGCGGATTCCTGTTCCAAACCAGTTAGGCCCGCGTGTGGCGGGCCAAGGAGGAAGCATGCCTGTAGAGGCGCGTATCCCCGTTGTGTTCGTTCAACGCCCCGTAGGGTATGAGCCCCGGCAGTTCCGGGGCATCTTCTGGCTCAGCACTGTGTCTGGCCTGGTTTATGACTGGGTACTGGACCAACAGCCGCTGCTGGCAGAAGGCTTCGTCAAGACAGGTGGCCAGTGGGTCGCCATTCAACCGTGCGGGAACGAGATCATCGTACGCCCCGCAGAGTAGCCCCGGAGGAACCCATGGCTAAGAGACTAGCAGTACTAGCCCTGGTGGCTGCGCTCCTTTCGGGTTGCGCAGCCACCTCCGCCCTCAAGGCGGCATCTGATCTAACTGGCATCGGCAGCTCGAAGCCAGACATTACCGCGCAAGTGGGCGCGGAGAACACCAAGCAGGGCATCGGCGTGACGTCGAAAGTGGAGAGCACCGAGAAGACCACGACTAGCGTCGGGGACATCAAGGCTGAAACCAGCACCGTCACACAGAGTACCCGCACCACCAAGAAATCGCAAGCAGTAGAGACGGGAGCCGTCTCTGCCCAAACAGTGAACGTTAAGACCGGCGTAAGCGTGTGGGCCCTTTTGGCCGCCTTCGCCATCGGGATGTCGGCGGTACTGGGCCTAGTGTTCTGGTTCGTCCCCACCCCTAAGGAGCTGCTGAATCGCAGCAAGGAGGCGTAATGCAAGACAGAACCTCATTGGCCTCGTACGCATCGAGCTTGGCCGTCACTGGTGCCGGCGCACTGGACTGGAATCTCATCTGCATGCTCGGGGGCTTGATCCTCGGTGTGCTTACGTTCGGTGTGAACTGGTACTTCAAATACCAGAACAGCAAGGCGTACCGCGCTGCCCTGAGCAAAGGAGTGAAGCTGAATGAGCCTGAGAACTAAGGTCGCCTCTGCTGTTGCTGCAGGCACCGTCCTGGGCGCAGCCATCATTGGCACGGTCGGCCAGAACGAAGGCCGTAGCCTCACGGCGTACTGGGACTCCGCTGGGGTCCTCACCATCTGTGACGGCGACACCACGAACGTTAAACCGGGTCAGCGGGCCTCTGTGGCCGAGTGCGACGCCAGGCTTAGGGCTGGTATCCAGAAGCACGCACAAGCGCTTGACGGGCTTCCTGAGGGCCTTCCTGACGCTGTTGTGCTCGGGGCTATGGACCTCACTTACAACATCGGCGTGAGTGGCTTTAACAGCTCGAGCGTGAAGCAGTGCCTGGCGCGCCAGGACTACAAGTGCGCTAAGGCAGCCACCCTGAAGTGGAAGTACATCACCGTGAACGGCAGGAAGTACGACTGCAGCACGCCGGGGAACACTCGATGCAGTGGCCTGTGGAAGCGCAGGCTCTGGGAAGCACGGGCAGTCGGGAACGAGTTCAAGACGCTTGAGGAGGCCCTGAAGGCCCTGCCCCGCTAGCCCTGTTCCGACGCACAGTACTGGACATCTGCTCAGTGCTGTGCATCTGTTCAGGTCCAGGGTGCAGGTACCGAACCGGAGCCAGCCAGGCCAGAGTGATTTTTAGTTTATCTACGCGAGGGGGTGACCCTCACTCAGCCAGGCCAGCTTCCCCCGTGCCACCCCTGCGCGGCTGCCTTTGCATCAACCGGGGGAGGGGTGCACTCACCTGTGTTCCCGCTGTCATCATCCTGCACTGCTCCTCACTCCCTCACCCTCGGCACTGCGTGCCTCGTGTTCGGTCGTTCGTCTCTGCTGTCTGTGTCTTGGCAGGTGTGCACACTCGTGCTCGCTTGCCTGTTTACCTGCTGCCTTCTTCGCCACCACACACACTGCACTCGGGTTGGCTTGCCTGTTCTCATCTCCCTGCCCTCTTCGCTCTGCCTCTGTGCTCGCTTGCCTGTTCTGCTGTGCACTCATCATTGCCTGTTCCGCTTCTGTCTGTGCCTACCTGCCTGTGCACTGCTGGCACTCTCTGTGGTGCCTTCTGTCCTCTTCACCTGGTCTCTGCTCTGCTGTACCTGGTTGGCTGCTCCGTTCGCCTCTGCTCACGGCTCCGCGTCGATTCGCTCCTCGCCTTGTCTCGTCGCTCTTCTCCTTAGTAGTGCAAACTCTATGATCACTCTGGAGATGCTTGAGATAGAGCGGCTCCTGAAGAGAGGAAGAATCTGTGTCCTGAGGGGTTGACACACTGATCTGATGCTGTACACTGAGCCCATCGAGACGCAGCAGCAGTGCTACGAAGCGATGAGTCAGTCGATCCCGATGAACGGTATTGACAGACTCGGAAGGGTTCTCTAAGATGGGAACCAGAGACACAGCAACACCCTGAACTGGATGGGTAACCTACAGTACCGTTGTTCTGCAAGCGGACGGAGAGTGCAGAGAGATCCTAGGGCTCAGAACCTAGGCAGAGTCGCCTAATGGCCCTCTGAAGTCCCGAAACAGGGCATAGACCTAGTGATAGGTTTCTTCGGTGCATTCAGTGGTTTCCAGTGAGTGTACCTTGGAAAGCAACCACAGGTACAAAGAGATGAGCAGAGCAGCTAAGAGAGCCGCACAGCACTTCCAGAAGGTACAAACCCTGAAAGCCATGGGGCCTGCTGGTACCGCTGAGCTGAAGAAGATGCGTGAGGTGCTGGACACCCGCGACATGAACTGCACGAAGGTAACGCCTGGAGCCGCCTGGAACCCTGAGGGTACTCGGAAGGCACGGGGCAGCAGCTTCAAGTGCGACAGGATCAACCGGACACTCAAGATGAAGGGTGTGATATGAACGATACGCGAGCGTTACGTGAGCTGTGTAACAAGGCAACGCCTGGTAAATGGTGGGTAGACAGCCATGGACACAGAATGATGTCCATGGATAGCTTCCAAACTGTATTCCAGACGGCTGCTAGCATGGGCCCGGCTGTACGGCACCGAGAGACAGCTAACCTGTCGCATTGGCCGAACGACTGGGATGCAACTCTGGCGCTGCTTGATGAGATTGACGCGCTGCGAGCAGCGTTGAAGGTGCTAGCATGAACAACACCGACCTGAAGAACGTCACGTACTGGGTGCAGCACGATCCTCGTGTAGCACCTCTGGTGATGAAACTCCTGACGAAGTACCCGAGGAAGGACATCGGGACACTCGCTGAGTGGCTGTACAGCGACCTG